TTGGACCAATGGATATCTAGTAGGAGTTGAACAGATCTACCTCGGTGTTGACTCCAATGTAGCTGGAGCTCAAGATATTGACGCCTGCTTTATTATGCTTGAATGCACAGTTGAAACACTTTCCTCATCTGCTGCTATGGCTCTTGCACTCTCACAACAATGAGGGTGATACATTGCAAATTCACGGTAACTACTGCGGTCCTAATTGGACCCACGGATTGAATGTCCCTGCCAAGGACTATTCGCTATATCCAGAAGTTGCTCCAATCGATGCGCTTGATAGGGCCTGTCAAGCGCACGACAAGGATTGTTCTCAAGGCGGTTGCTCGCGACGCGGTGATACTGCGCTGCGGAATGCTTCCCTAGCGGTTGCTGTCACTAGTTCTGACGCGCAGTTGCGAGCAATTGCCACCTCCATTGCTATTGCAATGCAGATCGTTAAGGACAAAAGGAGTAGATGAATATGGACAAAGACATACTAATGCAATTGCTGATCATGCAGAATCCACAGATAGCACCACTTCTTGAATTAATGAACGGTGGAGCTACCGCAGAAGAGAAACCAAAGAAACGCAAAGTTTCAGCATATTCCCGTCGCTATGGTGCAGCATACAAGCGTCTCCGACGCAAGCACACCCTCAAGAGCGGTAAGATGCGTAAAGGTATCAACCACAAGAAACTCGTTAAGATGGCACACAAAGAAGCAAAGAGGTCTAAGAGATGAGAACTCATACATTACGCGGCCGCTTAGCTAATGGTGAAAAGAAAGACCTCATCATTGATGATGGTCGATTAAACCATGGTATGAAAATAAAAGAGTTTCATGTGTGGGGGATCGATAACGATTCTGGAGCAGAGATGACTCTTTGCTTGAATACAGAAACTGTTGGTGCAAACTTTGATGCATCAAACGGCAACCAAATAGCATGGGCATCACAGGCTGGAGCAGCTGGAGTTCCTGCACAATACAATTTTAGCTTAATCGATCCTAATCATGTAATTGTTCAAGACCTAGTTCTAAACAACTTTGGATCTACAACTGGTAATTACCTGGTTATTATGGAACAAGTTACATTGTCAGATGACCAAGCAATCCTAGCACTAATCAAGGAGAGACAACAAGATGACCTCTGAAGAAGAAGAAGTAAAGCAAACTAAGACCGAAAGGTTCGCTACGTGGTTAATGGAACGACAAGAAAAGAAAGAAGCTAAAGAAACATCATTGGAATCTTTGATGAAGTTCAACATCTTTCTTTCAATTGCTACATTGGTCACGGTTGCTGGAGCAACTGTGGCGGATTATGTAATGATGGCTTACTTGTGGATTTGATAGTATTCACGAATTACAAGCTCTATGTGTTGAGGACAACCGCCTCTTCCCGCGCAGTGCTGCAATAATTCACCCACAGGTATCTCATACAGGCGAAGTTCTCCTTCATTGGTGTGCAATCTTTTAACTGCACGACAAACATATTGTGATTTGTTAGACTTCTTCTTGAGAATCTCAATGGTTTCTCGGTCTACAGTATATGCCCTAGTTATTTTCATAGATAATACTCCACATATCCGACGTTGTGAATTGGACATTGATATTGTAAGTGGTAACGTAGTCTGTCGGCTTTGATTAACACCTCTTTATGTCCACAAGGTTCATGTTGAATTGTAAAAGTACAGAAAGGACATTTGATTTTCATCAGCAACACCTACAATTTGCCACATAATGGAAGTTTACTTGACATTCTTGGGCTTTCCAAGGATGAACAATGCCATCTCCAAGATGGATTGTGTTAGTTGAACAATAAAATTCGGTTTCACAGGCTGAACATTTGATGCACATATATAGCCCTGAGTGGCTCCTATATATATATTGGAGGGGTAGAAGTATCGAAAATGTATAGATTCGGGGGACTACGTCCCAATTCCGAACATACAGCAGTATAGATGTTCAAGGACAGAGACAACATATACTATAAACTACCTTACTATCATGATAGGTTATGGCTAAGACAGACAGTTTCTTTATCCGAGCAAGCACATCCTTTAATGGTACGACTTTCACACAATCTTCTATTGATTTGGGTGCTTATGTAGATGCGTTGGGCAAATCTGTCCTACGGATCCACAACATCTCCGTTCAATGGGGAAATCCTGTTGACTCAATTGTCCCAGCAGCTTCTAGTTCTTCTGTCAACGCATTTCAACTTACTACTCAATCTCAAGCTGCAATGGTTTCTTTAACCGATAAATCTGTTGTAGCAAGCGGCAAATTGTCGGGCCTTATGGGCAACGCTGGTGTAACAACTCCAATTGTTTCTACAGCTTTAGACATCGCACCTCAACATTGGACCAATGGATATCTAGTAGGAGTTGAACAGATCTACCTCGGTGTTGACTCCAATGTAGCTGGAGCTCAAGATATTGACGCCTGCTTTATTATGCTTGAATGCACAGTTGAAACACTTTC